CCGCATAGAAATCTTCAAGACCTCCCAGGTATGTATTAATTTCAGAGAGTGGAATGTCTTCAATGAACTCTGCAAAGAGAGCTACTGATAATAGATAATCTCTAGTGATTTCATCTATCTCTGAATAACTAGTGTACTGTGGTGGTGGTGCCGATATTTTCACTTTCAATAACCTTTCTACATTTTAGTTTGTTTAATTCTTTTTTCTTATCTATCATTGTAACAGGTTTATTCACCTTGTTCAAGGCTTTTGCGATAGGATTGCCATGTTTTTTTCTACGTTTCTTCATGAGTTTAATCCTTTTTCTTTTAAGGGTTGGCCCTCTCGCTAGGATTTGAACCCAGAACCTACAGCTTAGAAGGCTGTCGCTCTATCCATTGAGCTACGAGAGGTCATCGTCATCATCAAAGGGGTCTATATCTATGCGTCCCCAACCACCGCATGTTTCACACGTTGCAAGGTATGGTTCATATTCTTGCCAAGGACTACCACCATTGTCAATACCACCAATGGTCCTTTCATATTCTATCTGCCCCTCACCGTCACACTCAGGACATAACTTATCCATGCGTTGTCCGGTTCCAGTTAGCATGGCATTAATTCTATTCAGTGTTTCAATCGTCATTGGTTTAATCCTCGCACATACTTAGCTTGATATTGAATCTTTTACCGCCTAAACTACACTCCAGGTTTAGCTCTTCATCTTCATCGAGATCATTCTCACACCACAAGTCTTCCCAATATTCATCGACCTCATCCGGGTCATTAGGATTATAGTTATACATTCTCATATCTCTCTCAACCTGTTGTTCAAGTGTCAACTTAGCATGTAATGAAATTACGTTGCTCATAGTTCTTCCTCCTGTGTTCAGGTCCACTCAGATGATTTCTTATAGTTAAGTTCAATCAATACTCCACTTGGATCATAGAAAAATATTTGCATGAGGCCATTTATATCTTCCTCTTCAAATCTAAACTCAACATTACAATCTCGTAGATGTTTCATCATCTCACCATAACCTTCAGCTTCAAAGGCAACATGATCCACCGGATATATGTCTTCAATGTCAGGTATATATCCCACATCTTCAATTACATGAAGTTGCTGTCGATCATGAACCATGACAGGGATAAGTGACGTATCCTTTGCCCAACTTAAATTTTCAGTGTTAATAATGTACCAATTCCCACCGAAATCAAACCCCGGTCTATGCATATCTATCATTGTGAAGGCGTCTATTTTTACAAACCCCATGACCTCAGTATAAAATTTATCTGTCACCTCAAGATCATTAGATGTAATCGTGATATGTTGTATTCCATTTATCTTTCTATCTCTCATCTTTTTATTTCTTTCTATATTAAATTCAAGATAACTACAACAATAAATATTAGAAACAATAGCCATACGATCCAAGGGACACCGCTTGGATCAAACATAACTTGTAACATTTCTTTTAATCGTTTCATATTAATTACCCCAGTGGGGGTGAGCGCTTCATAGCGTTAGCTCCACGCTCACCCTGTTGGTAGATTCTTTTTTATGGTTGTCACACCACTTCTCTATCATCAGGGAACCTGGACCTGACTAGCCAGTAACAAGCTGGCTCGTTTCCTGTTAAGCTGCAACCTGCAAGTCTATGCCATGATGGGAACATAACTCAGCCCAAGGTTCACTTCTCATCCACTTGTTTACACGCTGTTCACGGGCAAACCTTCCAGCATTTTGATCACCCAGCGTCTGGACACTTCCACTTCTTGTTCCATTCTTTGCATAACTTGTCATGGCTGACATCATTGAGTATATATTCCAGCCTCTTGTTTCTCTTTCGTCTAGGTATAGGGACCGCAGGTGATCTGAAAGGCGGGTCTGTTCAGGCCATTTGTTACGATTATTTCCGTATACCATCCTATCAAAGATCGTACCAGCAACACCCTCTTTTACTTTAGCTTGTGCCATCTTACGATAGACCCCACATGTTTCCTTATAGTTATCCATCGTAGTCCTAAACGTGTCCGCAAAGTTAGCAATATTTAGATGGCCCCTGTGGGATTCTCTTATCATACTATATTCCCCACTAATCTGGCCGTTCCAGCAAAAGAAATCTATGTTACCAACATACATAGTAAGGGCAGATGACCCATCAAAAGTATTCTTATATATCTGTCTATATAAGAGCTTTGTTCTATGTCCATTGGTAGTTTCGATTTCAACTGCAAGTTGTGGGAAGGTATATTCTACAAAGGTATGCGCACCATTCTTGGCAAGCGTTACCTTTATTTTTACTGCGTTATCATTATCACCATTGAAATATTCAGGACCAAATGCACTTATCATTTGACCGTGAACTGTTTGCAGGATGTCACCGTTAGGTATTACCTTGTACCTATCACCTACCGTGGCAAGGTAGGATAAATCTCCAGTCTCTTGATCTACACGGCATAGTACCTTTTTATCTGGCACCTGCTCACGCACATTAGTCACACCGATACCGTAACCGTACCTGTTGTATAGCGCAGGTAATTCTTTTACTTCAAAACAGGCTTGCCTTGTCGCTTCAAAGCTGGCGTGTTTGCTGTAGTCATAATGTTCTAGCATTAGTTTAGTCTCCTTTATAGTCAGGTTCAGGTAGGTTATTAAACTCTTCAGTCGCAAGGTCTTCAGCTACGTTGTCAGGATAGCCCTCTTCGAGATATTTATAGTACAGATTTTCAATTATCTGTTCGTTGTAATGGTTGGACATTGGTCCTTTCTCCTGTTTTGTAATTAAACACTAGTCTAGGGGTTTTGTCAACTACTTTATACCCCATCTTGTAAAGATTTCTAATCATTTTCTCGGTGATGGTTTTCTTTCCTACTAAGGCACACAATTGCTTACCTTCATCGGTCATAGGATATGCATGCCTGTACTGATTGTCAATTTGAACTGGTATTTCAATCATTACTTTATACCTCCAGGTGAATTGATTTTTGGATTTTAAAATCCCAACGATAGTTAGGTGCGTCTTCACTAGGGTCCACACGATATCCGATAGGTACTGTCCACCGTCTCATTAATTCCTCTGCTTGAGCGGATGCCTCTTCGTTTGTAGTAAAACGTAAGCCGTTCCCTGCAAACTCTGTATTACTTATCTTCATCATAGGTCTATATGATTTCATGACTTTGTCCCCATTTAATGTGTTAAGAATCTTATTGACTTTTTAGTTGTCCAACATAGCCCACATGTTCCACAACTAGCAGTTTTATTTGTTTGTACCGGGCAAGTTATACCTTTGCTTGTCATGTCTTCACTATTAGCAGATAACGGATCACTTGTCAAGTTAGAAAACCTAAGCTTGAACCTATCGTGGTGCTTGTTTCTCAATAGTTCCAGTGCCTTGCCTATAACAGTGTCAGGATGCCATCTTGAATATCCATATATTCTCATGTTTGGATATGTTTCTAACATTTTCTTCCACCATAATACATAGGCCACAGAGTAGAAATCACCACCTATATGCAAACGGATTACGAAACCTCGCTTGTGTTTACTTGCCATATCTGGCAATTGTTTTTCCATCCTATCCATCAAAGCCTGATTAGCCTTAAACCTATGAGCATAGGCCACATTGTTCATATAACAATCCAGGTAATGCTCACAAGCTCTGGTACAGGTTTCACGCTCCACCAGTGTTAGGGTATACATTGCCATTCCTTCCCATATACCCTTAGTTATTTTACGACCAAGTTTCTTATTGGTGCTATTTTTAATGATATCATGCGGATAGTTAGCAGCATCGAACACATACTTAGGATGTATTGTCGTACTGTTTACAATTGCATCATGCTTAGGATTTAATTGCATTACATTAACCCTCCAATTGTCAATATCTATATTAATCCATGCGGCTTGTAGGATAGCAATCAATTCCACCAGCGTTTAGCACTTCACATGCTTTCCTCGCAAAGGTTTCTTTCTTCTCCATGCTTTGGCCGTATCCACTCACCCAATAATACAAACCACCATAATAGTGCTTTGAAAAATCAGCGTTTTTCTTCGCCCAGTGTGCGAATGAAGTGTTACCTTTCGGCAATCTTATTTCTGCAAATCCACACACTCCCTCCGGCACAACCCATTGTGTGGTGTCACTACTTACTACCATAGTCTGTGGCGTATGGTTGTTAGCAGCTTCATTACCCTGCTTGCATGCTTCATTCCAAAGCGTATCAAATCCGGCATACCGCTCTTTACGTTCAGCACTTTCAGCAGCTATTTTCTTCCTAAGATATGACATTTATCTTCTCCATTTGTTTCTTTCGATTATGGTTTAGATATTAAACTATCCCATTTCAATTGTCAACCCATCATTCTAAATATATGTATATTGACTAGCTAACTTATTGGGTGATCGTGGAGAATCGAACTCCACTAGATAGGTAATAATAACCACACTATTTACAAATTATACAGTTATTATATCGTTTTAGTTCCATCGTACAATACCGATACCGATACTTATGTGTGGTCTTCAAGAGTTTCCACACTGGAACTAAACGCTTGTAATCCTATCATAGCGCCCAGCATCACCTAATAAATTAGCTAATATTAAATTGACTTCCTTACTTTCTGTATCGGAGGTATCAACACTTTAAGTCATGCTGCATAGGGGCCGACCAATACCCTAGTCAATATATAATATTGCCTATCTCTCTATCTTATTCTTTAGCAGCGTTTCCCTGCAAGGTTCTGTGGCCTGATATATAGTTTCGTTTCAACTATGTTTTGTGTTTTTCCCTCGTTTCCTAATCTTGATTATGTTTAGAGTTTAAACCATGCTGTCCAGGTTGTCAATACTTTTTATTAATTATTTTTTAATAATTTTCGTAATGTGGTTCGACCACAGATGTGAATTGACGATGTGCTGCGCTTGAACCTAAAAACAAGCGAGGCTTGACGGTAATGGGATAGACTTCCCAAAAAGGTACGCCATTATGTATCGGTTCACTATCAACCTGCAACACCAATTGCACTGCCATAGCCTTGTTAAATGCTTTGCGTTTCTTTTTGGCGTTTCGCCTTGCCGCTCTATTCATGACTTCAATTCCTTATTAATCATTATCATAAGACTAAACTAAAAAGCATATCGTTGCAATACTTTTGCTGGCATATGTGCAAAATAAATTGATTGACACACATATAAAATTATGAATCGAGTTTTTGCAATTGATAATCATTCTCAATAAGATCTCATCATTCCGATATGAGTTGTTGCGAATGATTATCAATTGCATTTGTACAATCTTCTCAATTAGTTGAGAATGATTCTCATCTAGCAGTTTCAGAATTTTGAGGGTTAAGCAATACCTTTTTCCCTCTCTTATGAAGAAAAACAAAGACTGTGACATCATTGCAACACTGTGACATATATGCAACATAGTTCTTGGTTTGTTCTAAACCTTGAACTGTTCCCTGTTTGTTCACCTTTTGTTCCTCTTATGTTCGTTCACGTTTTGTTCACGTTTTGTTCTTTTAATAAAATAAAAAAAGAGTGTGACATTTCTGCCACACCCTCTTTTATTTGGTCGATTTATGCGAGTGCCGATCTATATTCTTCGCATGGTTGAGAATATAGAAATTTTATATATGTAGGACCATCGAAAATGCCAGCCTTATCAAGAATAATTTGGCGGCCAAGATCACGCACACTAGGCGGCAAGGTTGCGACAATTTCCTGCATCGACCACCCATGTACCCGAGAAGCAAAGCCAGCCTCTTGGGCACTCTCAACCATGCGAAGCGTAGGACCATAAACAGTAAGACTATATAAGTTATTCATAAGCCGATACTCCAATTTAATAGATTGACGATAGGATCTATTTTAAAGCAATGCGAAAGCTTGTCAAATAAATAATCAACTATTTTTTAGAATGAAATTAAGAATCATTCTCAACAACAAGATGGTCTTACCCCCACCCCCAAAGACCGGCCCGGCCCCCCACAAGAAAAAATAAGTCCTCTTAAATATTTAGCTAAAATCAAGGGGTTATCATCAAAATTAAAAAAAATAAAAAAAATACTTGACAAAGCAAGGTAAAATGCTATATAATACAGTATAATATTTTAAATATTTAAAAATATTTAAGAAAATATAAAAGATAATAATTTAATATTATTATTTAATCTTTATAATGGTATACTTCTTAGAGAAAAGGTCCAAAAATTCATAATGAATGACTGAAACTAGTTCCATACCTATGGAATTTCCAGAGATTACTGCACTTGAAGGCTATCTTTGTGTGCATAATCTCCTACAAAGGAGAGTTCTTACCAAAACACACACTGATTTTCTTACATTTGTACGATATGTAGCCCCAGATTTGGTACATGATTGGAAGATGGGTCGTCATATCAAGGTTATTTCAGATAAATTACAAAGAATAGAGTCAGGTGATCTTAAAAGATTGATGGTATTCCTACCACCACGGTCTTCAAAGTCAGTTATCTGTTCAAAACTTTTCCCAGCATGGTATATTGGTAGAAATCCTAGACATGAGATACTAACTGTATCCCATAGTGACCAGTTATCCAGTGATTTTGGTAGATCAGTTCGTGATATTGTAAACACTGACAAGTTTTCAAACATATTTCCTGCTGTATCTCTAAGATCAGACGTAAGAGCAGCAGGTAAATGGAAAACAAACATGGGTGGAACCTACTATGCAGCGGGTGTAAGGTCACAAATTGCAGGTAGAGGCGCACATATTGCTATATTAGACGATGTTATGTCAGAGGAAGACTCCTTTTCAGAAGCAGGTAGGCGATATGTAAAGGAATGGTATCCAGCAGGGTTAAGAACCAGGATTATGCCCAATGGAGCCATTGTTATCATTAATACACGGTATCATTATGATGATTTGTGTGGCTGGTTGTTAAAACAGGAAGAAGAACTAAGTGAGCGGGGTATTGTTCCCTGGGAAGTAGTTAAGGTTCCTGCCTGGATAGATGAAGAAGCATCTGAATTGCTTGATTTACCTATAGGTAGTTCATATTTTCCTGAATGGAAGTCAGATGAAGTATTAAGAGTAGATGAATATGAAATAAAGGCAAGTAATGGTTCCAGATATTGGGAATCTTTGTACATGCAGAACCCAACTCCTGAAGAAGGAGGGTTGATTAAAAAGAAATGGTTACAGAAATGGGAGTATGATGAACCTCCGTACTGTGATTTTATTATACAAACCTATGATACTGCTTTTTCAACTAAGACAACAGCAGATTTCAGTGTTATCCAGACATGGGGAATATTTAATGATTATGAAGTAGAAGAGGATGGAGAAGAAGACTATAGGGGTAATTTAATACTGCTTGGAAATATGAAAGGTAGGTATGAATATCCTGAACTAAGAAGAATGGCTCAACTTCTTCATAAGGAACACAAACCCGATGTTTGTATAATTGAAAAGAAAGCAAGTGGTCAGTCACTGATTCAAGACATGAGAAGAGCGGGTCTTCCAGTAATGGAATATCTTCCAGATAGAGACAAGGTAGCTAGAGTGTACGCTGCTAGTCCGATGCTTGAAGCAGGAAGGGTGTGGATTCCAACTAATAAAAGTTGGGGTGAAGAATTGATACAGGAACTGATACAATTTCCACATTCTGCTCATGATGATCAGGTAGACGCTCTTACAATGGCAGTTCATTACATGAGAGAGTCATGGAGACTTACCCATCCTGAAGATGCAACTTGGGAAGATCCACCCAGAGAAAAGAAAAAAGTTGCATACTGGAAGATTTAGGTGTATAATATAGGATGAACCGAAATAAAGAGGAGAATTATTTATGCGCTTATTGAATACTTTATGGGGAGGGGTTGTAGTTATAGCCCTAGTTACTGGACTTGTTGTAGGAGGAGCAGCATTACTATCTACTAAGGCTAACTCTACAGAACAAGGCAGTATCCCTAAACAAGAACATATAGAGATGTTATATCCCACAGTTCTTGTTAGAGTAGGAAGTGGTTCAGGATCGGGAACTGTAATCTATTCAAAATTAGATCAAGATGAAAAATATGAAAGTTTTATCTTAACTAACTGGCATGTTATACAAGGTAGTGTCATTCTTAAAAATGAATGGAACTCTGAAAAAAAAGAACGGATAGATACTGAAACCAGAAGACCAGTTAATATCGATTTATGGGAATATAATAATTATTCAACTTCAGTAGGAACTATTGGTAGAACAGCTAATATTGTTGCATATGATAAGGGCAGAGATTTAGCTCTTCTTCAGATTGAAGATACTGAAAGACAAATGCCATATATAGCAAATCTATATCCTGAAGGGGTTGATGAAGGACCGTGGATATTTCAAACAGTCTATGCAGTCGGAGCCGGTATGGGAAAGCCTCCTTTTCCAACAACAGGACTCTTGTCGGGTTATTCTAGAGATCAGGACGGCAGAGATTTATACCTCGCATCAGCGCCTATTATATTCGGCAATTCTGGAGGCTCCTTATATGTTTATAGCTCTAGAGATAAATTTGAATTGATCGGGGTTCCAAGTATGGTATCGGCTTATGGATGGGGAAATGTAATCACACACATGGCATGGTCCAGGCCGATCTCGGAGATCAGAGTTTTCCTTAGAGAGAATAAGTATGGCTTCGTATTAGGGGATGAACGTGAAGTAGAAGAAGAAGAGAATAAGTCAGAAACTCAAGACGAGGAATAAGTTATGGCAATTGAAAGAAATCCATTAGAACAAATTATGTCAATGTCTGAACAACAACAGACAAATGTAATTCCTATTATGGGAAAGGACTCTTCAGCAGAAGGTGGACCTACTTTTGAAATTGAGGAAGATGGTAGTGTTACAGTTAATTTTGAAGATGAAGATACAGTAGTAGAATTTGATGAAGGAAACTTTGAAGGTAAAGAAAACTGGTATGAAAATCTAGCAGAGAAACTGGATAACGATCTTCTTAATGAGATTTCAACAGGAGTAATTGATAGATATAATACTGATAAAAACTCAAGAGAAGAGTGGGAATCCATGTTTGAAAAAGGATTTGATCTTCTCGGACTTAAACTTGAAACAACTGCTGAACCATTTGAAGGAGCCTGTACAGCAGTTCATCCTCTATTAATTGAGTCAGCAGTTAAGTTTCAGTCTAAAGCTTCACAGGAATTGTTTCCACCTTCAGGGCCAGTAAAGGCTCAGATTATGGGAGATGAAACTGTTGAGAAAATACAACAGGGGAACCGTGTAGAAGACTTTATGAACTATCAACTTACTGAACAGATGCCTGAATATTTTGATGAATTTGAAAGAATGCTATTTCATCTTCCATTAATGGGTTCAGCCTTCAAGAAAGTTTATTATGATGCTTCCCTTAAACGGCCATGTTCCGAGTTTGTTCCTATAGATCAATTTTATGTTTCATATTATGCAAGTGATTTAAGAAGAGCAGATAGGTATACTCACGTTATTTATCGTAATCCTGTGGATATGTCAAAAGAAATAGCTTCAGGAATGTATAAAGATATTGATCTTCCTGAACCTTCAACTCCTGATCTATCTCCCATTACGTCCAAGATGGATCAAATTCTTGGCCTTAATCCTTCAGGAGATGAAGATCCGCAGTTTACAATTTTAGAACAACATTGTTATCTTGAACTTCCAAAACCGTTTTGTGAGGGAGAGGGTGTATCTCTTCCCTATATTGTATCAGTAGAGGAAAGTTCAGGTGATGTATTAAGTATCCGTAGAAACTACAGACCAGACGATCCTACTAAATCGAAAACATTACATTTTGTTCATTATAGATTCGTTCCTGGGTTTGGTTTCTACGGATTAGGTTTGATCCACTTCCTTGGTAATCTGACTATGACCGCTACAGCAGCTATGAGAGCATTGGTAGATGCAGGTCAGTTTGCAAATCTTCCTGGTGGATTTAAAGCAAAGGGTGTAAGAATTGTAGGAGATAATGATCCTATATCGCCAGGAGAATTTAAAGAAGTAGAAGCAACAGGAATGGATTTAAGTAAGGCAATTGTTAATCTGCCTTATAAAGAGCCGTCACAAACTTTGTATCAGATGCTGCAATTTGTAGCTGCAACTGGGCAAAAGTTTGCTGATAATACTGAACAGGTTATTTCAGATGCTTCGTCATATGGTCCTGTAGGTACGACAATGGCTCTCTTAGAAGCTTCAAGTAAGTTCTTTAGTGCAGTACACAAGAGATTACATAAATCTCAAAGAGATGAGTTTAAGATTTTAGCTCGTATCGATATGGATTTTCTTCCACAGGAATATCCCTATGATATGCCACGCATAAGCAGAAAAATTTTTAAGAGTGACTTTGACGGTAGGATTGATATTATTCCAGTAAGTGATCCTAATATTCCTTCTAACGCACATCGTATGATGTTAGCTCAGATGACACTACAGTTAGCACAACAGTCACCACCTGGAATGTTTAATCTAGAAGCATTGAATAGAACTATTTTAGAATCGGCAAACATGCCTAATCTAGATAAAATTTTACCTGCTAAGAAAGTAGCCAAACCACAAGATCCTGTATCTGATATCTTGGCAGCTACAAAAGGTATTCCAATTGGAGCATTCCCAGGACAGGATCATGATGCTCATATTCAAGTAAAGATGGCCTATATACAAGATCCTATGAATGGTGCAAATCCTATTATGAAAAGGATTATACCTGTCTTGCAAGCTAATGTTCAGGAACATTCAGTTCTTAAATATCAAGAGCAGATGAGTGGAATGGCAAATGAAATGATTAAGCGTGTTCCACCTGAAACTGCTTCATCTGAAAATATTGTAGAAATGGCACAAGTAAAGGCTGCTCAACAAATTCTTGCGGCCAATAAAGCAGCAGCAGGTAAACAGATGAGTCCTGAACAGCAGATGGTTCAGCTTGAACAAGCAAGAGTAGCTTTAGAACAACAGAAGCTACAACTAAAAGCAGCTACTGATTCAGCAGATGCAGCACTTGAAAACAGGAAACTTGATCTTGAAGAAAAAGAATTAGAGACTAAGATCATTCAGAAGGGAATGAGTGAACAGATTAGTATGCGAGAGAAGAGTGAAGAAAGAGCAGCACGACAGGCTATCAAAGCTATTGATATCTTAACTAAAATAGCAACTGAACAAGCTAAACTTGATACAAGTGAAAAGCTTAAAGTTATGGAAATTGTTGCGAAATTAGCAGTTATGGCTAACGATGATAATCGTGATAAACAGTTAAAAGGAATAGATGTATTAATGGAGTTGGCAAAAATGGCCGAAAAAACTGATTTAAAAAAGGAAAATTTATCAACTAAAGTTCAAGAAATAGTTTCAGCAAAGGAGATTAACTTATGAAAGACAGATTAAAACATATAATGAAGTTGGGTTGTAATTGTATTGGTTGTGGATGTAGCCAATGGTTTTGGATCTCAGCACCAATTTGGATTGTTATAGGTATGGCAATAGGATATTGGTGGATTGGTGGTTCCCCGGATATAGGAAGTTCTGTCGGTTAATAAAATGGAAGCTTGGGACGAAATCGTTCTAGAATTTAATAAAGAAATAGAAAGGGTTAAAGAAGCATTAGCTATGGGAGCTACAGGTTCCTTTTCAGAATATCAAAATCTTGTAGGTTATTGTAAAGGAATAATGTTTTCAAGAGAAACATTTACTAATATTATTAAAAAAAGAAGTGATGGTTTTTATAATGAAGAGGAGGACGATTAGTGCGCTCAGTAGCTATGGAAAAAGCAATTAAAAATGATCAATGGATTTCAGATGAGGAAGATCTTCCTGATCCTAAAAAATTACCACACCTGCCAGGATATAATTTATTGATACGACCTGTATCAGTAAGGGGTGTAACAAAGGGAGGTCTTCTTCTTCCTGACTCAACAAAGGACGATATGGCTTATTTAACTACTGTAGGAAGAGTTGTAGCATTAGGAGAATTAGCATATTTAGATCAGGATAAGTTTCCCAAAGGACCGTGGTGTAAGATAGGAGATTATGTATGCTATGGTAAACATACAGGAACTAAACTTTTTTATAAGGGAATTAAACTATTAATTCTTTTTGATGATCAAATTATGATGAAGGTAGATAATTCAAAGGATTTAGATCCTACATTTAATTTATCTATTTAGTTAATTTTTATTTGCATACTCGTTAATTATATGTTATAATACTGTAACTGGACGTAATCGTTGATTCGTAACAGCGTAATTAAGAAGGAGAGATAGGTATATGAGTGATACACAATGGGCCGAGATTACTGTTCCCAAGGGTGAAGAGCCAGAAAAAGTAGAGTATGAGATTGAAGGTCAAGAAGAAAAAAAGACAGAAGCAGTACAGGAAGAAGATACTTCCGAGTCCTCTTGGGAAGATGAAGGTGGTAGTCTTACTGAAGAAGAAAAAGAAGAAGAAGTAGCAATAGAAAAAAAAGTAGATAGTGATCCTGAAGAAATAAAAGGTATTAAAACTAAGGGCGCTCAAAAAAGAATAAGACATCTTGTTAAGCAACGTAAGGAACGAGATGAACACATTCAAAATCTTATTCAAAAAAATGAAGACCTAACCAAAAGACTTATTGGAAGAGAAAGACAATTTACTGAAGCTCAAGAAATAACTACTGATACTTCAGAAAAACAATTACAAGAAGGATTAGAGCTTGCTAGAACAAACTATCTTGAAGCTTATCAGAGCGGAGACGGGGAAAAGGTTTTAAAAGCACAGGAATTACTTAATCAGCATCAAAAAGATATTGATAATATAGCACAACAAAAAGCTGCACTTCAAAAATATAAGCAAAGTGTAGAGCAGCATGAGCAACAGATTCAACAACAACCCCCTACACAACAGCAAGCAGATCCACGAGCAGTAAGATGGGCATCAGATAATGAATGGTTTGGTAAAGATAATGTAATGACCGCTGCTGCTTTAGCTATTGATGTTGAATTAAAAGATATAGGTCTTAATCCTTCAGATGATTCGTATTATTCTGAAGTAGATAATCGTTTACAAAAAGCATTTCCACATAAGTTTAATAAACAACAAGAAGGTGTGGAACAAGAATTTCGGGATCAGTCACCGAAAACGACTGCTCAAGTGGTTGCGGGAGCATCACGTTCTCCTTCAACTTCCGGTAAAAAGGTCAAGCTTACACAAGAAGATATGAGGCTGGCTAAGAAATGGGACATACCACTTGATATGTACGCTGCTGAAAAAATGAAAATTGATCAGTCAGAAGGTGGATATACAGATGTTGAAACAAGGCGTGGAGGATAAAAATATGCCATTGGAAAAAAGAGAACGTAAAGAAGATATGCGGGAAAATAAAACAAGAGAACAAGAATGGACCTATGAAGAACAAGATGCTTTGCATATTCCAGATATGACCAAAGCACGGTTCGATTCTCAAGATATGCATCTACGTTGGCTTAGAATCAATAATAAAGGTGTTGATGATTATATCAATGTAGGCAAGAAATTGAATGAGGGATGGGTGTTCGTAACTCCTGATGAAGTTCCTGAAATGTCTTCTTCTTCTATCGTAATGGAAGGTGGTCGTTATGCTGGAGTAGTCAACCGTGGTGATTTAGCCCTTGCAA